CGTGCCGGCGGCTATCTCAATCTCGACCATTGTCAGCAAGTCGTCCACGGCCATGCCTTCGGGCCAGAACGCATTGGAGCCGACCATGCGGGTCGCATCGTCGCCGCTGATCCCGCTCAGCGCCAGCTCCGCGGTGTACTGCGCCATTTCCGTCAGCATGGTTTCCAAGCTGTCGCGGTCGGCCGTGGTACGAGACGCGAAACCTGTCTGTTGGATCTCGGCTTCCGTCGCGGTCTTGGGAGTCAGAGCCGAAGACTGCAGCGCTTCCTGCACGCCGGCGATGCGCTCCATGTCCGCCATGATCGACGACGTGTCATACAGCCGCGGGTCGCCCGAAGCCACTGGCTTCTCCGCGAACGAGTCGCGGAACGGCTTGTTCGGGTCCACCGGCTTGATCCCCACGTACTCTTGGTACGTGCTGCCCTCGATTTTCCTGGCGTCATCGGGGGAAATGTTCGTGGCGTCAAAGAAAATGCCCGGCGCCGCGCGCTGGCGCACCAGCCGCTGGCTCGAGCGCACGGACGCGTACTCGTCTTGCAGCTTCATCAACCGGTAGGGCAATGACTGCGGGTGCCGCGCGCCGTCCACCGAGTAGAAGCTCAGGGAAAAGTACGGGTAGAACCGCGATGACGGGTAGTCGGGTTGGTAGGGCGCTTTGGCCCATACTTTTATGCCCTCGATCATGGTGTGAACGTGGCCCGTCCGGCGGTTCCACAGCTCCACCACTTTTGCGAACGCCAGCCCTTCCTCGCCAACGCTGGTGCCCGAGGTCTGCGACGACTTCGAATACTGCTCGGCTTCCTCTGGATCCACCGATGCGTCGGCGACACCGGTCAGCGCGACACGATCGCCCAGGGGCGAGCAGTCCATGTTGCGGCGCTGGAAGTACTGCGTCGCGGCCTTGGCGTCGGCCTTCGTCAGCTTCGGGAACATGGCGCACAGATCTTCGCAGGGCCGATAGATCGCGTTGGCGACCCAGTTCGCGTTGGGGTAGTCCGCAATGTTGCGCACGTCCAGCGAAACCTGCATGTCTTCTGGCGCCACGAAGTCGACGGCAAGCGCTTTGCGTATCGCGACTTCCATCCGCGTCTGGATGCTTTGCTCGAGCTGCTGGTACTCGACCATTTTGGCGTCGTATTCTTCCTGGCTCAGCGTGTCGCCCTGGTACTGAATGCCCATGGGGACCGCGGGGATCGGCTCCGGCGCCAGCGCCAGAGGCATCACGTTGCCCTCGTTGTCATACTCGATCAGGTCCGGGTCCATCGGCGCGGGCTCCGGGATCGCCAGCTGCCCCATGGGCTGACCCTCGAGCACGAGGCGCGCGGCTTCAAGCTGCGCAATGTTGTCGCGCGTATCGTTCAGCTGCGACTTCATTTCCGGAATGTTCGTGCCCTGGGACACAAGAATGGTTTTCAGCCAGCCGACGCCGTTCGTCAGTGCCGAACGCACCTGCGCCCGCGCAGCCATTTTCAGACGCGTGTTCGGCGCCCGCCACAGCGCCGAGACGATCAGCTCGAGCGTCTTGGCCATGTCGTCTTCGGTGCGCGAACCGCTGTTGTTGACTCGCGGCGCCTTTCTGATTGATACGTCCGGATTGCGGGCGTAGAGGAACGACACCAAGATGTCGATGAACGCGCCGATCAGATTCGCCGAAACAGCCCAGTTCAGATTCGCCGTGCCTGCGGCGTAGCGCCGGTCGACCGCGTACTGAGCGCGCGCGTCCTTGTCGAACATGCGCGCCTTATCGTAATCGTCCCACAGCTTCTTGACCGCGTTGGATTCTTCCTCGCGCAAGCGCTTGTCTTCCGGGGTCATCGACAGCCCGTTGGCCGTGTCGACGCCTTCTTGCAGTGCGCCTACGGCGCCGATGTCTTGTCCGTTCACGAATACCTCGGCTGTACGTTATGCTCGGTGTCCGTCGCCATGAACCATGCTTCGGTGAACGGCTTGAGATACTTGGACGTGTGCGTCAGCGGCTTGTGCGGCTGCGTCATCATGTCCACGCCCCTGCCAATCAGCCCGCACACGTCCGCCGCGTCATCATACCTTCCCGCGGGGAACGAGCACAACTGGTCCACGAGTCTAGTGGCCCAAGGGCGATGCAGCGGGAGGTACACCCGGCCCGCTGCGGCCTGAGCCTGGAACGACGCCAGCTTCAGGCTCTTGTTCTTGAGTGAGGTCAGAGGCTCGACCGCCACCCACACTGCGGGGACATTATCGCGCATGGCTTGAGTCAGCGCCGGCGAAATGGCGTTGTCGATCAACCCGCCTTCGTTCCACCAACGCCGCGGCCGATGCCGCAGCACCAGCGCCACGAACGCGCCGATCGTGACGTCGGTTGTTTTCTGCCCGTACCACCAGTCGACGACGTAGTACCCCCGGGACTCACTGAGCCCGAAAACCCCGTGCTCGGTGTAGTCGCCCTTGTCTTCCTTGGTGGCGTAGTCGCTGGCGCCGTAGAGGGTGAGCTTGTCGGGCAAGCCGCCCACTGCACCTGCCGGGATGTCCGGGTCATACCACTTGAACCACTCCCGCTTGAACTCCAGACCCTCGCCTGCTGTCGGGCGCTGCATATAGAGCGATGCCCAGGTGCGCGCCGCGCGCGGGTTGTGCTCCCACTGGGCCCAGTGCTCAGGCGGGAACCACTCCGGCCACAGATATTCGCCGACGTGCCGACCCAGCGGGTCGTCTGCGTGCTCGGCCTTGGCCGGCAGGTTGAGCACGGTCCAGTACTGCCCGTCGCGGCACAGCACGCGGCCGCTCTGCCCCTTGTAGTCTTCGGGCAGAATGCGCCCGGCCAAGTCGTCTTCGTGCCAGCGGGTCTGAATGAGGATGATCCAGCCGTTCGGCAGCAGTCGCGTCGTGACTGAGTCCATGAACTCGGCTTCCGTCTTGTCGCGAATCGTCGGGCTGTCCGCTGCCTCGCGGCCTGCGACCGGGTCGTCAATGATGATGCCGTTCGCCCGGTTGCCCGTGATGCCGGCGAGCAGTCCCGCGGCCATGAACTCGGAGTTGTTCGACAACGCCCACTGGTTCACGGCTTTCTGGTCCTTGGCCAGCAGCGGGCGATCGGGCCAGATGCCGATGTGCGCTGGCGACCGGCACAGCGCGCGGGCCTTGCGCGACTGCTTGTCGGCGATCTGCGCGGCGTAGGCCGTGAGGATGATCCGGTACCCCGGCCACTTGCTTAGGCACCACGCCGGCGCGACGACGCTGGCGTAGCTGGACTTCGCCGAACCCGGCGGCGCGAAGATCATCAACCGGCCCATTGGCCGCATGACCGTGTCCTGAATGGCGTCCATGATGACGCGATGGTGCAGCGCCACGCTGGTCTCGATCGGCTTGAACAACTCGGCTTCGGGGTCCTCGCTCGCGGGTGTGCCCGGGATGTCAACAGATCTGGCGTATTCGGCCAGTGAGGACCGCGCCCGTTGGCGCCGTAGCAGCTCCAACGCCGCGCTGCGCCGCTGCTCCCCGGTGATTTCCACGGTCACATCCACGGTTCGGGGTCGCTGCGCAGGGCCTTGAGATCCGAGAACAGCGCCGCGGTGCTGCTCCTGGTGGACTGCGTGGCCGGATGCGTGGCCGGGTGCGCCGGGGCCTGGGGGTTCGCCGTGGGCGCAAACGTGCGCGCAGGCTCCCCGGCGTCGTGGCTGTCGGCTGTGGGCTTGACGCGGTCTTGCGGCCTGATGCCTTGGGCCAGTTCAAGCAGCTCGGCGTCGGACTTAGTGTGCGTGGGGGCGTTGGTCGTCTTCTTGCCCGAGGCATCGTCCGTGTCCACGCGCAGGATCGCTTCGGCGGCGCGGAGCAGTTCGGCGGACTTGGAGTGCTTCGAACGCAACACCCGCCCCAGCGCGCGCACGGCTTCGATCTTCAGCGTTTGCGTCAGGACGTCTGGCGCCAGCTTCAGGAAGGCTTCCCCGAGCGGATCTTCGTCTTCCAAGGCGCCGTTGGCGCCTTTGGCGCTGTTGGCGCTGTTGGCGCGTGGGAGCGACGGCAACGAAGGTGCGTCACCTGTTGCCAGATTGTAGCTGAGTGGCTTTTTGCGCATGGTTTCCCCCGCGCGTGAATATAGCCCCCCGGGGGTGTTCATGCAACGCTGGTTTCGCCGTTTCCTGCGCATACCCCCCGGGGTGTTTGTGTGGTGGGCTTTTGTCGCTTTCCTGCGCATACCCCCCGGGGTGTACATAGACGTGGTGCCGATTACCTTGTGGGTGGGGCGCCGGGCGCCGGGTGTGCGGAAATGGCCGAATGCGAATTTCCATGGCCTTGGGTGTGCGGAATGGCCGAATGCGAATTTCCATGGCCTTGGCTTCTGTCACCGTTACCGGTACCTGGGGCCCCTCGTTTTGGGGGATGCCCCCCGGGCCCCGGCCCCCGAGCCTCACGGCCGCGTTATGTCACGTTGCATTATGTTCCATGCCTCAGGCTCAAGGCTGCCGCCTACTGTATAGGCGTACAGCTGTAGGGATATACAGGACTGTATAGGCATACAGCTGTATGGATATACAGTGGCGCCTGG